AAGATAGTCCTAACAGCAGAACTACCTACAGAAGAAAGATATGAAATTACAGAAGTTGGTTTATACTCAGCAGGATCAAACCCTAATGCTGGAGCATACGATAGCAAGACAGTATTTTCTTTTGCACAAAATGAAATATGGCTTCACCATACAACTTCCGCTGCGACTGAAATCCCTACAATATCAATACCTCTAGATGACCCAGAAGATGATAATGTAATTGCAACTAATGGAGTATTTCAAACAAATGCAGATAACTCTATTTTTTATAAAACAAATCGTGTTGAAAGATATGAACGTGCAAGGTTTTTAAATAATACTATTTTAATTCAAGGAGACGACTCTGATCTTACTTTAGATGGTGGAGGTTCTGGAGGAGTAGATCATATTGTTATTGAGCCAGGATCAAACCATATACACTTAACTGCACCAAATGTTGACTTTACTAGAAACTCACCTACAGACGAACTAAGAATGGCCTTTTCTTTAGTAAACAAAGATGGAGATTCTGTTGCAGTTCCAGATACCATTAGAATATTAGTTGACTTTGCAAATACGGATGTTGCAGAGCCCGAGGTTTATGCTAGGTTTGAAATTGATATTGAGAATGGTTATGATGGATATGATTTTGAAACAAATAGATACTTTGTAGTAAAAAAACAATTACAAGAACTTTATACAACTCAAAACTTTACATGGCAAGCAGTTAATGTTGTAAAAATTTATGCGTGTGTTCTTGACACTGGAGTAAGCGGTGGACCATTGCCGTCTTCCGACTACTATATTGCTTTAGATGCTATGAGGCTTGAAAATATTGCAACAGTAAGTCCTTTGTATGGTCTAACTGGTTATTCTATTATCAAAAATACAGACGCAACTACAATTATTAAATCACCAAATACAAATAATTATATTGAGTTTAGATTTTCTATTGGGGTAACATAATGCCTGATTCTAACATAAAAAAATTACGCATTTTAAAGTCATCTTTGCCGCCAGTAGATCATGATACAGGAAAATATAACATTCGTTATAGGGTAATATCTGAAGATAGAAACAGAACATCTCATTGGTCTCCAATCTTCAATTCTGACGGATCTAATGTTATTGGAACAAGTGGAGCACTATCAATAACTCAAGAAATAATTACAGCAGTTTGGGGAGATGAAAATCTACATCCAGCATACGATATATTTGTAAGTTTTGACGGCAACCCTTTTTATTGGCACGGTACATCATCAGTTCACTCATACTCATTTTTAAATGAGGGATCAACAACTGTACAGGTAAAGGTTCAGTTAGTGTCATCTAAAAAACAAATAAAAGCAGCACTTAATATCTTTGACTCTGGCGAAGAGTTTTTGGTATAATTTAATAGGAGGAAATACATGGCAAAAGTACCACTACCTGAAAGAGGTCAACCTCTTGATGTTACGTACATATATCAGTTAGTAGAGGCAGTAAACGATCTATCTACTTCTATATCTGATGCAACATATAACTACACTGACGTTGATGTTGTTGGTGCAGAAAAAAGAAGCATTAAGACCTCAGACACAAAGTTTGTTGGAAAGTTTAAGCAAATTGCCAACAATGAAACAGTAACTGCAGGTCAAGAAAAGTCATACTCTATTAGTTATTCTAACTTTAAGTTTCCACCCATTGTTACAGCATCTGTTGTAAATACGGGAGGAACAACTGCTGGAACTAATACATCTGTTGTTATCTCTTCAATTACGGCATCCCAAGTTGATTTTATTGTAAAGTTTGGGGCATCAGGAACAGCCTCAGTTGGAGTTAATGTAATTGCCATTGGAGTTCCTAACTAATATGACGTGTAAAAGATGTGAAGGAAAAATGTTTGTAGATAGAATACATTCAAACATTGATCATTTAGAGTCATACTGCATAAAGTGTGGCAATAGAAAGTTCTATCATCCACCTAAAGATACAGCGGAGGGCAAATGGCTACTGCAAAAGGAAAGATTCAGAGCGAAGCATATAATAACGAACCTGTAATTTCTGGTGGTAAAAAAATTTGGTTTCTTAATGGAGACTTGGTAAGACTTCATCATAGTTCTAGATCAACAGGAATGGTAACTGTTTATAATATTAATAAAGATAGATTAGAAACTTGTCTACGATCTGACTTTAGAAGAAATAGAAAAAGAGCGTACACAGTTGCAGAGACTGCCAAGTTAGTTAATCGTCATAGAAAGTATATGCCAAGATTAATAAAACGAGGAATCATTCCACCACCAGTTGGATCGAGCATTGAAGGCAAAACTGGTTTTCAAATTAGGGCTTATTACTCAGAAGATCACGTTAAAGAGATTTGTGCTATACTGGCAACTATACATATTGGGCAACCAAGAAAAGACAAATTAATAACAAATAATATGACTCCTACTAGCCAAGAGTTGACACGGCGAATGGGAGACGGTATACTTACATATACGAAGACAGAAGATGGACGATTTATTCCAGTGTGGAGTGAGTCTATTTAGTTTATTGAAATGGGTGGTGTAATGGAAAACGATTCAACTAAGGTAAATGTAACATTAGGATATACGCTTAATCTAGGTAACTTTCAGTCACTTAGACTTGATCTAGGAATTGTAGATAGCAAGCGTGATGGAGAAACAACAGCAGAAGCATTTGATCGTGTATACAAGTTTGTTGAAGATAAATTAACTGAAAAGATTCAAGAAGCAAAGTCTGAAATCAACGAGTAATGGCTGATCGCAAAGACCGCATGGCTTTGCTCAGTAGGTTTAACAAGTTTTACCTGCAGCGGTATGAGCAGAAGTCCAACATGAATCTAAACGTTGAGCAGTGGGCTGCTGATGGCCTTATAGAGTCATATGGCATTGCTCAGTGCTATGACATGCTAGAGTATTACTTTAGTATTGCACAAGAACCATCTTGGAATTACTTTGCATATAATGCAGAAAAGATTATTAATGGAAAAGCAGAAGTTGATCAAGATAAAAAAGAACGTGAAGAACGCAGAAAATTAGCAAAGGAGTGGTTAAGTGAATAACACAGAGGCAAAGTTAATTTCTGCAGTACTACAAGATAAACAAATACATGTGTTGTTGCAGGCCAATGTTGAAAACCTTCTTAGAACCCATAATGATGTTTGGAATTTTATTCGCCTATATTCTGAAAACAACCAGTGCCTTCCTCCAGCAGACCTAGTTACAGAAAAATTTAGAGACTTTGAACCAGTTTCTGGTATTGGAGCAACAAAACACCACTTGGCAGAATTACAAACAGAGTATCTAAATGATAGTCTAAAAGATATTTTGCGTAATGCAGCAGGCGAAGTTCAGGGAGGTAATGGAACAGAAGCACTTGAACACCTGATTACTAAGACTTCAGAGTTAAAGAAAAATACATCCGCAATTCGTGATATTGATGCAACAGATCTAGAGTCTGCGGTTGCATACTATGAGATGGTCCAGAAACAAAAAGAAACTGGACAGGTTGGAATTAAGACTAATCTTCCAGGGTTTGATAACTATCTTCCTTCTGGAATTATGCCAGGGCAACTTGGAGTATTTCTTGCATATCCTGGAATTGGAAAGTCTTGGATGGCTTTATACTTTGCAGTACAGGCTTGGAAGCAAGGTAAGTCGCCACTAATTATTTCTCTTGAAATGTCTGAAACAGAAGTTCGTAATCGTATTTTTGCCATTATGGGTGAAGGTCTTTGGTCGCACCGAAAGTTATCTAATGGTGAAGTTGAGATTGACATGCTTAAGAAATGGCATGCTAACAAGGTTCAAGGTCGTCCAGAGTTTCATATTATTTCAAATGACTCAGGTGGAGAGGTAACTCCTTCCGTTATCCGTGGAAAGATTGATCAGTACCGTCCAGACTTCGTAGTTGTCGATTACCTACAACTTATGTCTCCAAACCAAAAGGCTGATTCTGAAACGGTACGAATGAAGAACCTTTCAAGAGAACTTAAACTAATGTCTATTGGAGAAGAAGTACCTATTATTGCTATTTCATCAGCAACTCCAGATGATGTTAAAGATCTTAGTAGTCCTCCAACACTAGGACAAACAGCATGGTCAAGACAGATTGCATATGATGCTGACTGGGTTATGGCTTTGGGTCGTGCAACAAATAGTGATATCATTGAGTGCGTTTTTCGTAAAAATCGTAATGGCTTTATGGGTGACTTCTTAGTTCAAGTAGATTTTGACAAGGGCTATTACAGATATAAAGACTATGAGGATTCAAAATGAAAAAGAATAAAAAAATTATTTTTGAAAATATTTCAGAACAAGCAGAAATATTTTTTGATATACCCAAGCCATCTTCAAATCTTGTTCCTCAATGGTTTAAAGATCAAAAGTTGTTTGGAAATGGGCAGTCTGATTTTATTAAAGCAATAAAACATGGCGGTAAGGCTACGGGAACATACAAACTATGCGTTCCAGTAACAGACTGCCTAACTTTTGGATATATGCTTACACTGCCAGTTGACATATTTATTGTAAATTCTGCTGGAGCAAACGAGCCTTATAAGCCAGTAATTAAGTGGAATGTTTCTTGGAATCCAATAGACGATCAACCAAATGATTCATTGGGTAACTATCCAATACCCTTTAATCATTTACCACATATGTTTAGATGGATTTTAGATTGGAAAATTAAAACACCAGAAGGGTATAGTTCTATGATTATGCATCCACTGCATAGGTTTGATTTACCTTTTACAACATTACCAGGAATTGTTGATACTGACAATCACCCATCAAGTTTATTACTTCCATTTTTTATTAAAGATGGATTTGAAGGAATTATCAAAGAAGGAACACCTATTGCACAACTTTTCCCATTTAAAAGAGATTCTTGGGAATCTGAAAAAAAACAAATGGATCCAAACAGATCTTTTATAAATAGAAATAGTAATAACTTAAAGGTTTTTAGATCATATAAAGCAAAATTTTGGTCAAAAAAGGAATTCAGATAGTAATGAAAAATGTATATACTCAAGAACAAATTAAGCGTGTTCTGATTGGGTCTGGTATTGATGTTGAGGCTGAGTTTGGCAATGACTTTATAATCTTTTGTCCATACCACAACAATAGTAGAACTCCTGCTGGTGAAGTTGCAAAAGATAGTGGTTTGTTTTTTTGTTTTGGTTGCCAAACAACTAAGAACTTAGAAGAACTAATTATGCATATGTCTGGTAGGACATATTTTGAAGCACTTAGATATATTAAAAGCAAAGAAACAGAACATGACATTGAGAAGTTAGTTAACAAGACATTAGTTGCACCACCAGAGTTTGTGCCATACGATGAACTAATTTTAAAGCGATTGCACAATCAATTGCTTGCAACAGAAAAACCTAAGAACTATCTTAAGTATAGAAAGATTAACAGTTCTTCATTTACAAAGTTTTCTATTGGTTATTCAGAAAAACAAGATTCAATCACTATACCCATGCACTCTCCAGACGGAATGTGTCTTGGTTTTGTTGCAAGAACTATTGAGGGTAAAGAATTTAAAAATACACCAGGACTGCCAAAGGGTAAGATATTATTTAACCTGCACAGAATTAAATCATCTGGTACAGTATATGTAGTTGAATCATCCTTTGATGCTATTCGACTAGACCAAGTAGGTTTCCCAGCAGTTGCTACTCTGGGTGCTAATGTATCTAATTCTCAAATTAGATTGTTAGAAAAGTACTTCACAAACGTTGTACTAATTGCAGATAACGATGAGGCTGGTAATATAATGAAAGATAAGTTAGTTGAAAAACTTGGATCTTTAGTTACTACTATCAGACTTGATAAAAAATATAAAGACATAGGTGATATGGAAGATGAAGAAATTAAGAACCTAGAGTTCCAGTTTGACAAATCTATATCTGCTATGCTAAACTAATATAACAACACGAAGGAGAAAAATATGAG